ACAAAATGCTGCTCGTGTACCATCTTCTTTGTTCATTGCGGCATAATTAAATCCTCGATATGCATTACTAGGACGTCCTGTCATTGTATGATAATTGTATTGCGAATAAACTCGATTATCAGTAACTAGTTCAGGCATTCTAAATTCCTCATTAACTTGCAGACCCGCACTTTCTATTTGTGCAAACACTTGCGGATATGTTGAATTAAACTGATGATATGATGTTGTTTGTTCTGCATTCATACACATTGGCCAAGCATAGTGTCGTATCTTTTGACACATTGCTAAATGCTGTTGCAATGGTACAATTCCGTTAACATGTTGCAATGTTTGATGTCGTCTCCAATAAAATTGATGTGCTGCTGTTGGATAATGTCCTTCATCATATGCTTCATTATATGTATACCACCATAAAGTCTTAACATCCCATACTTGGTTGTTTCCACCTATTTGAAGCCATTGCTTCTTGTCGTGAACAAAGATATTCTCCAATGCTAAAAAAGCACTTACATGTTCAGGAAAGCCTATTAGTTGTTCAGTATGCCGAATAGGAATCAATCTTTCTACATCATCTTCTGTATAAATGTATATTGCACAAAGCGAATTGATTGATGCATGAATTGTTGGGCTACAAAATATAGGCACCACCAATGTTTTGCGGTCTTTCATGTACTCAATGGTACCCAATACATCTTCTATACTATCCACTATCATTATGGATATAATAAGAAAAATTTATCAGAAATCCAACCGTTTAATTGTTTATGTCTTGTGGAACATAAAAATCAGTATCTGTATAAAATTGCAATGGGTTTGTTAAATATGTTGCAATATCTGGTATTGTATTTGCAGCTAACTGTATTTGAATCCTATTTCTAGTCGTAACTCCAATTTCATTAGTTATACCATTATTGGTATCTTCTATAGGTCCTGCAACATACCAATTTAACGAAACTGTACGCCATGCATTTGGATCATATTTAGTATCAATATTGTTATATGTTAATATGTCAATTTCTATGATCTGATTGTTATTGTGTTTTTGAATAAAATATCGTGTAATATATCCCCGTTTTAAATCAGCATCTGTTATAACTATATTTGCTGAAATTAAATTGGTTTCATATGCTGTTTGTATGTCAGATTTAAGTTTTTTGTATTCATATGCTACTGCGGAAATATCTTTAAATTCAATTAATTTTTCAGATAATGTAGCATCATATTCAGCTAATGTATAAACTTCTCCCGTCAAATATTTGTGATATGTGCCGGTATATGATACACCGGTAGATTCCAACATCCATTCATTTCCAAATGTATATAATCCTGTTTCAATTTCGTCTGGTTGATAAAATATTTTTCTTCGCATGGGTTATCCAATTTTAGGACGCATTATACATTTAATTTCCGTTTTCCATTGACCATCTTGTGCTAAATCATGATTTACTCCAATCACACTAAATACAGTATTGACACGATATCGTTTAGGCAATACCTCAAATGTAACTATATCGCCATATCGAAATCCATTAATGCCATCAATTGTAAATGATGCATCCCATGGAAATATAGGTGCTGTTGCTTGTTGTGATTCTTTAATTTCGGCAAATGGATACAACATATGTTTTGCTAACGCCTCTTCTAATTTTGTACGAATAGTCTCATCAATTATATTATTACCATATTGAGATTTTAATGTATCTAATGTATCTAAATTATCTAGATGCAGTTTAGAAAATCGTTCAATAGCTTTTTCAGCTTTTTCTTTATCACCAAATGTATACATTAAGTTAACATAGGGTGCAATTTCATTTTCTGATACATTATCTGGATCTTGATTTAACACATATGATAATGTTGTTGCACTATCCGGTAATTTTGCAGTTAATTTAAAATCATGAACTATCGACCCAATTGGTGTCTCCGGAATTCCACCAACTAATGGTACTTTTGCGGACATTGGTATTGGGTATGGTTTTACTGTATCTTGATCTTTTGGTTGTCCTAAATATGTTTGATCATAAAATAACAATAAACTGGGTACTGTAGGATGTGTTATTAATGACAATGAAATTGCTTTTCCGGTTGTTTGTTTTATTTTTTCACTTATTTGTTGTAAAAAATCAGAAATTTTAAATGGTTGTGATTTACCTAACTCGATTAACATTTTATCAATCATTTTTAAATTTAAAAAAATCATTGCAGGATATGCTCGGTCTTCAGTCAAAAATCCAGGAAAATTTGTGTTTTTCGTAAATTCGTAAAATGTAGTGGGGCCATATGTTTCTGTAGTTTTTTTCTTTATATCTCGGGGCATTAATAAAACATTTAATGGATCACTTGAAACAATATTTGGATATAGTGTAGCGTAACAAATTGCATTACTACATATTATATTTGGATTATCAACTACACTTTTTAATTTTGTAGTTACATATGTGTTAATAAATTTAATTAAATATCCCAAAGTAATGTATCGATTAAATGTTTTTGTGTCTGTTGGTAGTGCTCCAACTGTAGATGGATATGCATTTCCTGATAATATCCAACTATCCTCAGATCCTATTAATTTATTAGTATCTTTATTTTTATCTGCAGCAAGTTCTGTTTCTACTTCTGAAAGCAATAATCTATAAAATGATAATTCATTTTTATTTTTAGGCTCTTCTATGCTAGCTTTATATTCAGCCGGATTAGCTATTGGATTTTCAGTTTTTTTAGTTGTATTTTCGTCTATGTTTTTTGCATTTATTACAGCTGTAATATCAGGCAATACATTGCTAGTTCCACGCATCTCTACTTGTATTTGCGCAGTATAATCGGTTTGATATGTTAATGAAAATGAAGTAATTAATCCTTCAAATGCAACATGATTCATTTTAGAAATTTCCTTTTGTTTTTCTGCAATATTAGCATTTGGATATAATTCTAATAATTTTTCAGTATTTGGAATTGTTGATGATGATAAAAAAAGTCCAGTAATAACTGCAGACGATGGATATTCTATTTCTAATTTTACATATCGACCCGGTCTCATGAATATACGTTCTATAATATCTAAATCGCGATCTGGGTTTGGAATTTCTATTACAACGGTGGCAGTATTTAATAATCCCATACTATGATCACCAACAGCAATATTAGCACTAGAAATATATGGAGGAATTCTATTATTAGTAACATTGTTTGTTGTATAAGACCAAATTGGAGTTACTGTTTTATTGTCTGGAGTACCTGTAACTACCCAATCAGGTGCACCGGTTGCTTGTTTAGGTGTAGTTTCTGATAAAAACCCATATGGCCCGCCTGGTTGATACTGCACACCTCGTACTAATTCGCCTCCTAATACAAATATAGATTTTGTAGCATCCGCACCTTCGTATGCTGTATATTTTGCATTTGCTACTTTTCCCAACATATAATCTAAATGTTTAACATCTTTATTACGACTAGCAAATGCACGTTCATTTAATTCTAATTTTAAATTAGGATCAAGTTCGGAATAAAATATATCATTCATCGTTGTATGTTTATTTGTTGTATAAATTCATCTATACCTGATTTTTCCGGTATACGTATTGTGATATTTGCAGGTACTATTAATGTTCCTTTGCCTAAACCATTTGCAGAAGCAATTATCCACCAAAGTTGTGAATCTCCATAAAAATCATTAGCTAATTTATCTAATCGGTCTGGAGTTGTTGTTGTTATATATGTATCATTTGTTGATGTAGGTGGTACAGGAAATATCCATGATGCTGATTTTCTTACACCATTAACATCTTTGATTTGATTTGTTAAATTGTATCTACTCATATAATTCTTTAGTTAGGTGCCGTTTTAGATTGTGTTACGCCTTCCGGTATAATGTTTCCTGTTTTATATTTTCCAGCTTCTAATGTTGTTTTGCTATCACCTAACCAGTTATCATTGCCCGGTAGCGGTATTCCTGCTATATCAGCTTGTTTAGCTAATGTATACATGGCGCCACCTTTTTGTGGCAAGTAATCAGTAATTAATGTTAATCCTAATGATACATCTATTTTATGAGGTGCTTGCATCATTTCTTTATCATCTTCAATGTTTATTTCCCATGTTGTATCACTATCTACAAATGTATATGATAAACTATCAATTATAACGGGCTGTGACACAAGTAAATCACCTATAGTTATTCGTAACCACGGGGCTTTTAATGCAAAAGAATCTGCAGTATATTCCGGTGCACAATATCCTGCTAATGCATTTAATTTTCGATAAATATATTTCATTTCATCGCGATCTGTTGCATATACTACAAACCCAACATCAATGTTTCGAGTGTATCCGCTATAATGATAATTTGGATCTGGTCGTCCTAGTATGTTAACAGGTGACCAACTAGGAGAAAATTGATCAGTGAATCCAGTTAATGTTGATCTAAACACAATTACATCATCTTTAACTTCTTTATTACCTAGATGTAAATTTGGGCCTGTAAAAAAGAATTTTATAAAATCTTTAGTAACACCATATGGGTTTTGTCCAAAGAATTTTGAAATATTTGCAACAGTTTCAGCAAAATCTCCTTCTGATGGTTCATCTGGATTCCATCGGTAAATGTTGTTCCAATCTCGTTTGCCGGCATCAATTACAGTAACTCGGTCTCCACGGAATGGTGTTATTTTTTCAAGTATATTACCAGTCTTTTTTAAAGCATGTCCAACTCTAGCTCCGCCGCCTCTTGTAATGGCTGATAACTTTGTTTTATCCCATTTTGTTGCTATATTAGATCTAGCTGAAAAATCTATTCTAAGTGCATTTGGGTCATCATGCATACCCCAACCATATGTTGTATTCAAATTAAATATGTTGTATGGTCCTATAGTTGCAGCTAATCCAGCATATGTTGCAGCTGTTGCTGACTTGCTTCGAAGTTGTGCTGATGCACCATCTATTCTTTTAGTTAAAAATGTACCTGCTACGGTAGAAAAATCTTTGCCGACAAGACTTGTTTTTTTAGTTCTAAAATCTGGATATGGTACGGATATGCCAAGTACTTTATTATTTAAACGATTTAATGGAGCCGTTGCATATGATGGATCTAGTGGCATTTGTATCCCTATTACGCCTAATGCAGAATTACCTAGTGATGATGCCATAGGTAATCCGGATAGTCCAGCTGCTGCGCCTATACCTAATTTAGCGCCGCTTCCGACTAAACTTTTATTGGTATTTGCTATGCCTGCCATTGTTGATGAATTAACAGTTTCATTAATTGCTGGTGCATTTTGTGTACTACCAATTGTAATTAAATATCCGTCGGTTCCTGCAGGCGTATATCCAAATCCATCATATTCTGCAGAAATTGAAAGATCTTTTAGGAACTTTTTTCCGTATGATTGAAATTGTGAAATTTTTTCATATGTTTTTGTCGATTCGCCATTTGGTCCTAAAATTTCTCTAGTTCGATTTGCATTATTTGTAGGATTAGTACCTATAATTAATGTTTCTTGTTGCGTAGCAATATCAAAACTTGAAAATCCGTTCCCCCAATTGAATGATGGAGTAAATTGTGATTCAAATCCGGTTGTAGGATTAGGCATATCTTCCTTTGTTTAAACTATTAGATGAAAATGTTCTATCCGGAGTAATTTTTATGTTGGCAGACTCTAGTGCTGCTTTTGTTTGTGATGCCATCTGAGATATTAATCGAGTCATTGTTTGTTCAAATTTAGCATCACGTTTTTCCATTTGTGCTGCAAATCTATCAATACCACCAACATTGGTGCCGGCTACGGTCATACCATCGTTAATTCTAGTAAATTTATCTCGTGGATTAAAATTAACAACACCATCATGCACCATTACGGCATCATCTTTACCATCGCCAGATACTGCTAATGTTCCTACATTTCCTATGGCCATATTTTCTAATTTTGCAGAGCCACCTGTCAATTTTTCAGTTGCTGCGTTATACATGGTCGTTAACGCTTTTAATGCAGTTCCAGCTAATGGTACTATAGATGAAAAATTTGCAACAGCAGTATTAGTTGTTGTAATTGCTGTACCTAATATAGATAATGCTCCAATTGGTGTAGCTAATGCTTTATTAAATTCAAAAAGACCCGTTGCTGATTTGGCGCCTTCTCCTTTACTTCCTACAATTGCCGTTGTATATTTAGTCATGGCATCGGTTAATGTTTTGGTAGAAGCCGCATAATTATCTGTATATGCACCTTTATTTGCAAAATTGGCCATTATACCTTTAGTTTCGATGTTGGCTAATGATTCAGCCATTCGTTCCTGTACAGGTCGTGTATCATCTTCGTCCATGATTTTAGCAATCGTGTCAGAACCAACTTTCATTTCCTCTAATTTTTTCTTTAATTCATCGCCAGATGTATTGAAAAGCTCTTCAGCGCCCATACTTTTTAATAACTTGCGTTTTTGAACCATTTTAGCCATTGTGCTTTCTTCAATGCCTAATGTTGCTGCCAATTGTTTACGTGCTAATACATTGGTTTCTAAAACATCACCTTGATCATTTAAAATATTATTCATGATGTCAGCTTGTTTATTCATGTCGCCAGATAATGTAGCAGCTCGGTACATGTTAGTATAACTGTTATTATTAGCATCTACTAATCGTTTACCTGATAATAGTTGATACTCTAATTCATTGCCAACGCTTTCTTCAATATTTAAAAGTTTATCTCCAGTTGCAGCCATTTGTGACATGCTTAAACCTAATGCTTTGGCTTTCATTACAGCTAAGCCTAATGTTTTTGGGTTCTTGCTGTATTGTAATGATACTTCTGCTCCAGCAGCTGCTATTTCAGTGTCTATAGTTCGTTGTACACCTTTAAGTCCCGTAAGTTCTTCAATTGCTGCAGCTTCTTTTCGGCGTAAAATGAGTTGCTCTTCGAGTTGAGCAGTTGTGATTTTGGCGCCTTTGTCATCTCTATTAGCAACGCCGGCGTTAAATTCCATGATTGACTCTGCTGCTGAGTCTGACAAACCTATTATATCAGTTAAGTATCGTTGTTGATTAATTAATGATTTGTTCAAATATAAACTAGATTTTTCTGATGAAATAAATCCATTGGTTAATCCACCTAAACTGCCTATGTATTTTTCTGTATTTCCTCGCGAGAAACCCATGCTTACAGATAACTCGTCAATTTGATATCCGTAGTCTTGTGCGTTTTTTGCTGTTAATCCATATGATTTTGATAATTGATCGTTGCGTTGATACACTTTTGTAATTGCATCAATATTATCTGCAAAACCTTTATTTAATATTTGTAATTGAGCTTGTGTTTTATTGATACCAGCAGCAAGTTGTGTATTTGCATCACTAACTTCAGTCATTGCATTGCGAATGCCGGCAAAGACACCCGTCGCGGATAACCCCGCATTTTCCATTGTTTTGAATGCTAAGGCTAGAGCATCTGCTGCATTTTTTGCATCTCCCTCGGGAGTTCCACCATGGCGTGGGTATTGTTTTAATCGGGCTATAAATTTATCTAGTTCAATTGGATTCATATATAATAAATATGTAGATACGTTTATTTTGTAATTAATTTAGGAGCTGTTGCTAATGTTGGTTTTGGCTTAGGTTCTGGCTCGTTTTTATTGTTGATTCGAGTAACCCAATATCTTCGTAAAAATACAGGAAGTGTGTATACAGTATTCCAATCCCACCGTCCTTCGCCGGCCCAAATCAAATCAAATAAAATGTCATGAAGTATTTTTCTGTCTTCTGGCTTAAAACCAAAAAAAGTCGGATCCAAATTGAAACCTAGAATTGAAGGTGCCTCCTAGTTCACCTTCGAACTCAATATTTGTGTCAATACCGGGAGTATTGGATTGAACATAACTTCTAAATGTTTTTGCATCTCGTGCCATAAATTCATAGCGTATAAAATGTTCAATATCTGCTTGAGCTCTTTTTTCTCCAACTTGTCGTATCATGCCTTGCAACAAATTTGATATTGTTTTATCTTCGGATATAGAATTTGTTTGTTTTACTGATAAAAATACAAATTTAATTTTAGTATTGTTATTAATTTCATATTCAAACTCACCTAAATCATTAGATTCTAAAGTAAATGGTAAATGTTTTATTTTAGTTAAATCAACCGTACGTTTTAGTTCAACTCCTGTGCTCGGATCTGTTACTAGTACTGGATAATCAGGACCGTATGATAAAATTCGTGATTGAATTATTAATGCATCTTTATCTACTTGTGCAATATCGTCTACTAATACATTAGGAGTTACAATTAAACTAGTTAATAGTTTGTCTAATACAATACCTTCCCGTAAAAATGATGCATTAGTTAAAATATCTTCATCATATGCAGTCATATATCGCATTTCTAATTGACCACTACTTAATGGACTAGTTTTGGGATATATTTTACCTGCAGATGGTAATTGTACTATTTCGGTTGGAATAGTATTGCGTTTAGTAGTTTCCCATTGTTGTTTTGCAATATCAATAATGTTTTGATTTGGAGAAACTCGATCTGTTAATTGTGCCATTGTATTCCTTTATAACTTTAATATAAATATATGTATAACCTAAAAATGGGGGTCTTTGCCCCCATTATAATTTGTTTTTTGATTAGAAGCTTAAGAAAGCCCAATCATATCTTAATGTCATTTCAATGTTAACAACATCTTCAGTAGACCAATCCAATGATCCGAAGTTTGCATCAACAATGTATGTACCATTCAATATCCATTCTTCAATTACTTCACCTAACGGAGAAAGTTGTTTCAATCTAACTTCTTTTTTATAGAATGAAGAATACCCATCTCTACCTGTTGCAGATTCATGATGTAAACGTACCCATTCCATTACTGCTTGTGCTCCTGATGGAACAATTGCATCATACAATGTTACACTGATTGTATTCCAAACAGACTTGCCCTTCACATATCTTTGTACATTGATATGATCTAATGTAATTTCACCATTAGCTAAACTAGGTTTTGCAGATGCCTTAATTAAAAATGCAGGAATGTCACCAATCGACATGATAAATTGATGTTGTTTTTTTGGTTCCCATGAAAATGCGTTACTGTAAAATCCAGCTGGGTTTTCTCCAGCATAATCCGTTAACGCTCCGTTTACTTGAGTTTCTAATGCCATAAGTTTAATCCTATTTATTTTCTTATAAATATAAGTACAGTAAAAAAGGTAGAACTAATATCCTACCTTTAATACATTAAATGTTACTATTCAGGAAATGTTGCTCCCGTTGCTTGAATATTGAAATCTAAAACAATAAATTCAGCGGTTCTTGTTGGTTGTAAAAATAATTGACCATATAAAATATTCATGTCAATTAAATCAGGTGTATTATTTGTTCCATCCATTACAACACGGAATGCTGATAAGCCTTGCTGTGCACGTACTTGTTCTAAATACGGATTAACTATTGCTAAGAATCTATCTCGTGTTTGTGTTGTATTCTGTTCAAATACAAGATATCTTGTTGCTGATGCAATAAACTTCTTAACTGTGATTAATAATCGTCGCACATTTACTCGGTCTAATGCACTTGGACGAGCTTGCAATGTCTTTTGCCCCCAAATAACAACACCATCGTTAGGGAAGTTTGCTATAGGGTTAATACGTGCTTCATACAACGTATCGCGTTTAGATTGAGACAATGTTTCATATGTATCAGATACATTTGTCAATCCACCTCTGTTTAATCCTGCTGGTGCATACCATGGTGCAGCTACTGCATCATTGAATGTTAATGCTCCAGGAACAACAACGGATGGTGGAACCCAAATTGGAACATTTTTACCTGGATTCACAATTCTTACCCAAGGCCAATATGTTGCTGTATAATTGCTATCCAATGTAGTTACTTGTCCAACAACGGTTGAGATTGAATCAGTTAATACATTTGAATCCATTACATAAAATATATCCTGTCTTGTTTCAGCCAATGTTCTTGCTGCACTAGTTACTAATGGATGTATACTGTCAATGATACCAGGTGTTAATAACATGTTGATATCATAATAATCAGTATTACCTAATAAAGAAAATGCTTTATTATATGCAACTGTACCTGGACTAGTTGAAGTTGAACAATCAAATCCAAATGTGTTTGATGCTGCAATGTTTGTTCCAGAATATTTTGGTAAGTTAGGTCTTGTACCGTCAAACCCACCTTGTAATGGAACAATAAATTTACGTGATGCTACTGCAATATTATCGCTAAAAGTTGAAGTAGTTAATGCATTTTCCAATGTTCCTGAATATGCAGTGGCTACTGTCGGATAAGAAGCTTGTGCATCTTGTGATACATCTCCTAAATAAAAATCAACGTTGCTTCCTGTTACAGATCCTGATGTTGGAATTGGAGCTAAATAATTTAAATTGTTTTGTTTTGTAAAATCAAATCCAAAATAATTTTTAGAATTATATTCTGATGAAACTACCTGTGATGTCTTGTAAGATACTGCTTCCAAGTTAATTGAACTACTAAACATCGGTACTGGTGATGTTGCTGAACGGAATCCAAATGGTACCAATGTTTTATCATTTGATGCATTTGCTACACCATCTTCAACATCAACTCTTATAAATTTAGAAAGATTTGGATAATCTCCATTCACTGTAATATTTCCAGCATCTGTTACTGTACTATATCGGTCTCCAATAATTTTTGCAATGTATCTAGGTGAATTTGGATTCAAATTTACATTAACAAATGTTTCTACCACATCTGGTACTTTGTCTGTGTCTTGTGATGTATATGGTGAATTTGCAATTCCTGGTGATGGACTTAAAGTATTAACTCGACGAACCTCAACCGTAAATGAACCATATCCGCTCGGGTCTGCAATTTCATCTGATAATCTTATATCTTTAATACCAACTTTAACTTCAAAGTTTACAGATGTTCCATGAGACAATGTATAAAATTTAATTAAATTTTTTGTGGTACTACCAATTTTTTGTGATGTAATCCATGGAGTAGCTGCTGTCTGATAATCTTGCAATAATTCAAAACTAGAAGCTGATGCTAATGACATTGACACTTGAGCTAAATTTGCAAATGCTGAATATGCAGTTGTATTTTCATATTGAACATATACTGGATAATCATTTGATTTTGGTGATGTTCCAAAAACTTTGCTTAAATATTTATTTGCTGTCGGAACAATTGAACTAGAAATAGCATTGCCTTCTGCTACCAAAAATGCTCCAGAGAAACCAATTGGTGTTGATGCAGCTGCTACATATGATCCACTAATTTTTAATGCAAATGCACCATTACCTGCATCAAGCAATACCGAGTCTTCAAATAATGCCGTAGCACCCGTTGTTGTTACTGGTTGTGTTGGATGAAGTACATGTGTTACAATTTTTGTTGACCCTGATTGAGCAATAATTGCCAATGCGCCATTAGTCAATTTGTATCCATCTTCATACAATAAACGTGTTACTGTAATTACATTGCCATTTCGCAAATAATCTTGCACTACGAATGGAACATATGAATCATCAGTGTATGATCCAAATATTGCCTGAAACTGGCCAAATGATGTTATTTGTGTAGGTATTAATGCAGGTCCTTTTACGGTTGGTCCTACAATTGCTGCGCCGATTTGTGCTACACCTCCAGCTAAAAATGATTGATCGAATTCCTGAGTGAACACACCCGGTGAAACTATACCCGATCCGATTTGTCTTTCTGCCATTATTTTACTCCTATAATTTTTTTATATAAATATGATATCATTGTGTCAAACCAGCATCGGCAGTAAAGGTTCCGTCTGCAATATTAATCTGTCCGTCACCGTAACGTTCTCGCATTTTCTCTAAAAGATCAGATTCTTGTTTTGTTAATGATTCAAATTGAGTAATGTATTTGTTTTGTTCTGCAGTAACTAGTTCTGTTTGTCTAGCTAACATGTGTAATTCAATTGCAATATTGCCTAATGTATTTGCATTCTTTGCAAATGAATCTCTTAACGTTTGAATTTCTTCTAAATGTTCCTTGTCCAGTTTTCTGGTCATAACTAGTTCCTTTTTCTTTTAATATAAGAAAATTATTTTTATATTCCAAGCATTTCAATATCATTTATATTGATCGAAATATCTGATACGGATAATATATCTGCTTCCAATGTAAATGATGTAATGTATTCTAATGGTGTACCTGCGGGTATATTAGATGTATCCATGGCTAATCCATATCCTACGCCATCTATATAAACATTGATGATTTGTTTGCAATCAAAATCAACTAATTCAACTGCTGTTAAAGTTTTGTCTTGTAAAAATTCTTTTAGTGTCATAGTTTTTCTTTTTTTATTTTTATGCTGGTATTATACGTAATGGTGCTTGATTATATGTAAATCCTTGTCCAGTACCATTAAATGAAGCAGTACCAATACCAGCATTAAATGTTTGATTGATAGTTCCGTCTGTGTTAACAGCTACAATTCCATTGGAGATTGAGCCACTATATGATAAAAAGGCGCCTATACAATAAATAATACCATCAGGGCCTATAGTTATTCCATTATTTGAAGGAGCGGCGCTTAAACCAGCACCAACATTAAATGTAGTATCTCGACTACCATTGGTATTAATTCTCATTAATCGATTAACTGCGCTTCCGCTATATGAAGTAAATGCGCCGCCTACAATTATTTTACCATCGGATTGTACCGCTACGGCACTAACCGTAGCATTAGGTGCACCTCCTATATTAAGTGTGGTATCTTTAGTACCATCGGTATTGAGTCTAACCAATCGTACGGTTGATGAGCCGCTATATGTAGTAAGATCACCGCCTACAATTAATTTCCCGTCAGACTGTGTTGCAGCGGTATTAGGAGTATTATTAAATCCAGCTCCGCTATTAAATGTAGTGTCTATAGTACCATTAGAATTAGTTTGTACAATTCGATTTGCTGTAGATCCACTGTATGTGGTAAATAATCCAATGGCTACAACTGCTCCACTATCTCGAACAAGAATACGAGTTGTATATTGGTTTAATCCTGTGGTGCCTGTATTATATGTTAGGTCTTGATTACCATTTGGATTGATACGCATAAGTCTAGTAGTAGATGTACTAGATCCACTATATGTTGTGAACGTGCCGCCAATAACTATTTTATCATCGGATTGTGTGTACATATCATACACAAGTCCGTTTGTACCAGTACCTGGTTTAAATGTAGAATCTATAGTTCCATTGGTATTGATTCTCCACATTCCAGCAACAGTTGAACCACTGTATGTTGTAAGTGTGTTGGTGCCGGCTAAGATTACTTTGCTATCCGATTGTTTGCATATGGACTGTATAGCATTAGGTGATGATATGCCTGGATTAAATGAAGATGATAATGTAGCTGAATTAGATAGTAATACAATTCCTGTTGCACCTGGTATTTTATAATCCGTAAATGTACCTGCTGTATATAATCTGCTTCCGGAAACTAGATTAGTAAGTCCAAATCTGTTAAGTCCTACTCCAGCAACAAATGTTGTATCTAATACGCCATCTGGTTTAACTTTAAAAATACGAGCTACTGCCGAATCGCTATATCTTATGTTGTTCGAAGTTAAATAAACGTTATTTACCGTATCAGATGTTATTGTATTATTGCCGCCATTAACCCATGCATCATCTAATCCAGTGCCAACATTAAATGTAGTATCTCTAGTACCATCTGAATTTACCATGGTAATATAATTAGACGTTGACCCACTATATGCAGTAAATAGTCCGGCTGCAATTATTTTTCCATTAGGCAATAAGTTTGATGCATAAACGTTGTTGTTAAACCCAGTAGTACCTGAATTAAATGTAGTATCTCTAGTACCATTAGTA